TTATTCCTTTAAGTGGGCACCGGCAGAGGTCGCACCCTGGTTGGTACGTAACGAAGTGTTTCCAGTAGAAGCACTCTCTGCAATTTTTCCGAAATCTGTTTTATCAGTTTCAAGAAATTTAAGTCGTTCCTCTAATCGGACATTATCTTTTAAAAGTTCTTCTATTCTTTGATCCTTCTTTTCAAGTGTAGAAAATAGCTTATCTATAACGGGACTTTCTTTTTGACTTGGAACTTCAACTGGTACAATATTAGCCGAAGGAGTGATGAACATTTCCCCTTCGCCCATGATAATATAATCAATACTTATTTTTGGGTATGATATTTTCATACTCCTAATATTGTCAATAGAAAGTTTCTTTCGTCCTTGTTTTATATCGCTTATTCCCGCTTTATTAGTATTAAGTATGCCTGCAAGTTCTACATAATCAGCGAGTTCTTTTTGTTTCTTTAGAACATCTACAATCTTAAAAAATCTGATATTTTCCGTCATAATCATATTTTAGTATGAAATATTCCTGTTTTTGCTTTGTAGTATGAAATAGTCATACTATATTTGCGACGTCTTAACTGGGTTAAGAGCGCCCAAATATACGGAAAAACATCCGCATCGCAATGGGTAAGAAGGAAGTAACTTTAAAAGCATATATGAATATGAGCAACGAAAAGCAAATTTTTCTCCCTGTGGAGATTAAGAAGGAAATTATTAAAACCTTCAAAACGACGAAAGAAACTTTGTGGGCTGCGCTAAACTTTAAAACAGATAGCAACTTCGCCCGACTTCTTCGGGCGGCCGCCTATGAACGTGGTGGTGTTCTGTACCCTGATCCTAAAAGGGCACGCAATTATGTTCCGCAATGTGATACGATATTCAACACAGCGGAAAAAATTATGATCCAAACCTTTGGCAATCAAGTCAGACTTTTAGGTAATATGGATAATGGGGAAATAAGCTTGTATGTAGGCAGTGATTTAAAAACGGTCTATCAGAACCCCGGCTTCGTTGAACTGGGAAATATCCAGGCAACCGCCCAAAATTTGGCAGACGAATTATCTACGGTACAGTAACAAAGTAAATTTAACGTGATGGAATACTTTAATAAAATGATATGCGTAACAGTCGACGAACTGACCGAAAAATACGACGGTCAGCGAGTTATGACACGCTCAAATTATGATAAGTTGGTGACACGTAACCGCATAGAACTTGCCCATCGTGGTGGTGGCCTGGGTGGCTACGTCCGTGTAGTGTATTCCTCACTCCCTGAACGTTTCCATGTCCGATTTGAAGCTATCCACGGAAACCCTAAAACGATTTTAGAACAGCAAGAAATGGAAAAGAAAGTCTTGAAAACAGATAAGGACGCCCGTGATTTTTACATGACTTATATACTACCGAACGGTAAGACACTGGTTGACACAAAAGTCTATGAATATACCATTAACGCTTCAGTCCTGGGGCTTGTTCTTACTGCGTTAAATGAACGTTTAGCAAAGGTGAAAGCGCTGGGTGGCGGTATTCCGAAGGATTTATGGCATAAAGCACTAACCTTGTCGGAGTCTTACCGTAAGGACTACGGCCACACCCTACCGGATAAACTCCGGGGCTTTCGTGACAAGCTAAACGCCTACAAGCGTGACGGCTATGCCGCCTTGATTTCCGGTAAGGACGGAAACGAAAATACATTGAAGATCACAGAGGAAGCCGGTAACCAGATTATCGCTTTGAAGCGTAGCAAGGTGCCTGTTTATACTAACGCACAAATATTCGACAAGTACAACGAAATAGCGCTGAAAAAAGGCTGGAAGCCCCTTAAAAGCGTTAAGTCGCTGGTTACTTACCTGGAACGTCCGGAAGTGAAGCGTCGCTGGTATGACGCCGTTCATGGCGAACTGGCCGCACATCAAAAGTACACCCGGAAGCATAAAACAGAACTTCCTTCCGTGCGTGATGCCCTGTGGTATGCCGACGGTACAAAGTTAAACCTGTATTACAAGGCCTATGACGAGAAGGGAAAACTGCAAGTACGCACGACACAGGTTTATGAAGTAATGGACGCTTTCAGCGAAACGATGCTGGGCTATCATATTTCTGACAACGAGAACTACGAAGCGCAATATAATTCTTTCCGTATGGCTGTACAGACGGCCGGCCACCGTCCCTTTGAGATTGTAACAGATAACCAGGGCGGTCACAAAAAACTGGAAGCTACAAAATTCTTTGAACGTATATGCCACGTATTCCGTTTTACAGCGCCCTATTCCGGACAAAGTAAAACCATAGAAAGCGCTTTCGGCCGTTTTCAGGCTGAAATATTACACCAGGACTGGCGTTTTACAGGTCAAAATATTACCACCAAACGGGAAAACAGCCGCCCGAACCTGGAATTCATCGAAGCGAACAAAGAAAACCTTTACACCCTGGAAGAACTGAAAATCGCTTATGCAAAGGCCAGGGAAGCCTGGAATAACGCAAAGCATCCGGCCACTGGCGTTTCACGCTTTGAAATGTACCAAACTTCAGTAAACCCTGAAACTACCGAAGTGGATCAGTTGGATATGATAGAGATGTTTTGGCTTACTACACAGAAACCGGCAACCTTCACCGCTTCCGGGATCACTATCGAAGTCGACAAGAAAAAATATACCTATGAAGTCCTGGACGCTGAAAAAATGCCCGACCTGGAATTCCGCAAAAAGCACACTTTCAGACAATTTTATGTCATGTACGATCCGCTGGATATGACACAGGTACGGCTTTATACAAAAGAGATTAACGGAATGCGATATATAGCCACCGCCGAACCTTACATAAAGGTGCATCGTGCCATACAGGAACAAAAGCCCGGCGAAATGGACTTTATCCGGAAAATGGATTACCGGAACAAGCAGGAACGTGTCAGCCAGCAATTGGAAGCGGTAGAACTGGAAATGCTTCACGGCGTGGCGCCTGAACAGTTCGGCTTGAACCGTCCGAAAATAAAAGGCTTAAACCTGGTTACCGCTGAAGCCATGATGGAGACAGCCGTAAAACAGTCCAAACCAGCCAAACAGGTAGAAGTAATAGACGTCGGCCTGCTTGGAAAACAGCTTAGCAATATCACTTTTAACGACATCGCTTTACTTGATAAATATTAATAAATTAAATACTTACGACTATGGCAACATTATCAATTAACGAAAAGAACGAAGTCCGGGACATGCTGAAAACATACTGTAACCGGTACCCTTCACAGAATAAGGCCGCCGCCAGTCTTCACGGTGTCAGCGCCGGAACCATTTCTTCCATACTGAACGGGAAGTATGAAAATATTTCAGACGAAATGTTTCGGAACATCTATTCCCAGGTAAGCACACCGCACCAGGCCGCCGGGTTGCAGATAGTAGAAACAACCGCTTTACATGAAATAACTGCCGCTATGCAGGACGCCCAGGAATGGCAGGACGTCACCTGGGTAGTCGGTGAGTCCGGATGCGGCAAGACGACGGCCGCCAGCGTTTACCAAAGCAACCATAAAGAAGTATATACGCTCCTTTGTAGTGAAGACATGAAGAAGGGCGACTTCGTCCGTGAACTGGCCGCTGTTATCGGCGTAAATGCTAACGGCCACAATATCCGGGAAATTCTGTCGGCTATTATCGCCCGTATTATTCAGATGGACAGCCCTTTGTTGATTTTTGACGAAGGCGACAAACTGAACGACCTTGTTTTTCACTACTTCATTACCATATACAACCAGCTAAAGGATAAGGCGGGTATTATCTTTCTTTCTACTTCCTACATTGAAAAGCGCATGGAAAGCGGCCTGAAGCATAATAAAAAAGGCTATCAGGAAATAAACAGCCGCATAGGCCGCAAGTTCTACAAAATATCAAAGAACACGGCAAACGACGTGTATGCGGTATGTGTAGCGAACGGCATCAAAGAAGGCAAGGCGCTGGAAAATATCATCCAGGACGCCGCCAGCTATGAAAATGATATGCGCCGTGTGACTAAAAAAATAAAGATTGAAAAGAAACGCCGGGCGGCATAGTGCTAAAACACCGTTTTAAGGCCGTTTAATCGGTATTTGAACGGATAATATACAAAGTAATGAAACAAGCGGAAACAGCCCAGGAAACAAAGAAAAAGAAACTCCAACGGGCGCTGTCAGTGTCGGAGATACTGAAGATGAAAAAGAAACTCCTGAAACTGACTGGTAAATGGTTCGACGCTTTCGGGCACACAGAGTTTTACGGCGTATGGTTCATTTGGGGAAATTCCGGCAACGGTAAAAGTACGTTTGTCATGCAGTTGTGTCGTGAACTCTGCAAGTTTGGGAAAGTCCTTTATGTCAGCCTGGAAGAAGGCACCAGCCTGACTTTGCAGAACACCCTTCGCCGGGAAAGCATGATCGAAGCCAACAGACGGCTAAAAGTAATCCGGGGCGAGTCTATGGACGAACTTAGCGAAAGACTGGAACAGCGTAAAAGTGCGGACTTTGTCATTATTGACAGTTTCCAATATACGCAAATGACTTATAAGGCATATTTGAAGTTTAAGGAACGGCACCCGAATAAGTTACTGATTTTTATTTCCCATGCCGACGGAAAGAACCCTTCAGGGCGTAGCGCTAAAAGTGTCATGTATGACGCCAGCCTGAAGATATGGGTTGAAGGGTACCAGGCATTCAGTAAAGGCCGTTTTTTCGGATCAACAAAAAAATACACCATTTGGGAAGAAGGCGCCCGGGAATATCTTGGAGAACGGAAAATTTAACAATTAAATAATATCGAATTATGGAAGCATTATCAGCACTACGGAAGGCGTTCAGCCTTAAAAAGAATGAAGAACTGGGAAAGAAGTTTGATTCTATAACGTTGAAGCGGATCACGGAAGCCATGAAAGACTACGCCGACGCAAAGGCACGGGAACAAAGGGTTATCTGCCAGGAAGCATTCGACGAAGTTTACGAAGAAAACGACTGCGATCCGTTATTCGTCCGGATGCACGATTTAAGCGAATTGCGAGACTGTGAAAGCCCTGAACTGGATTAAGCTATGAGTAAGAAAAGTGAAATATTGACTATTGAACCCGGTAACTTCTTCGGCCGCATTCACGACGAAAGATACACCAGCACCGGGCATGATTGTAGCTACTGTAACGGTCGGGGCTATTTCACACCGATACAGGTCGGACATGACGAATACGAAGATAACCCGTGCCCGGTGTGTGGCGGAACCGGACGCCTGAAGGCTGAAGTTACGATCCACTGGGCGCCGGATAGTAAAGAACAAAAATCTAATAAGTAAAAATATGGGAAAAGTAACCAATTTCGCCCGGTTCTATGCGCTTTTAAAGCGTATGCCAGGCAACCATGACGGTCTAAAAGAACAGCTTGTACTGACCTATACGGGAAACCGTACTTCTTCATTAAAAGACATAAAACAGAGCGAATACGACGCCATGTGCGCTTCATTACAGGAAACCCTGGACGGCAATATCGGCGCCGCTGAATTTAAAGCCCGTATCAAAAGCCACCGGTCGAAAGTTTTGCATTGGCTTCAGGTCATAGGGATTGATACGACAGACTGGGATCGGGTGGACGCTTACTGTTTGGATCCACGTATCGCTGGCAAAGTATTCCGTAAACTCACGATCCCGGAACTGGAAGCTCTGGTTCCAAAGCTAAAGGCCATTGCCAGGAAAGCAAAAGAAAAAACAGCACCGGTCAAGCAACAACCGGTACCGGTTCCCCAGTCTGATCTGGAAGATATGGCTTTGTTATTGAATTTATCTATTCATTCACTAAACTGAACAAAAATTAGCAAAGCGATGATTTATACAACTTGGAACGAATACTATAAAAGCCGTGTCCGGAACAATGAATACAGGAACGCATTCCGGTTAAAATACGGGCTATTCCTAAAGGAAATAATATTCAATATAAAACGGTTGGCGCAAGAATTGGGAACACCTGTCATATTGAAAGAGGAAGGTTGTGGAATAGGAACCGTCAGTTTGTCCATATCCAGCATGGAAGAAACACTACTCGGCTCTATGGGGCTGACCAGTGTTTCAGAAACAAAAGAAGTGTCGAAAGTTATTTTTTCTGATATAAGCCCTGTCATGTTGGGGTTATGCCATGAAAACACGTGTCCGATTTATTCCGGCGGCTATCTGGGTAGGGTTCCCTTTTTCTATTGCAGAGAAAACATTTGCGAGCCTAAATTCTTTGAATCGCCCAGTATCGTGGTGACGCATGGTGTTTTGGAACATTTTGCCGATGATGATATAATGAAAATCATTTCAACCTACGACAATGATAACGTATTGTTTCAAGCCCATTATGTCCCTACCAACCGATATAAAAGCCCTTCTTTTGGTGACGAACGTTTATTGGCGCCTGAAGTATGGGATGCTTTAATAAAGCCCGATTATTATATCCTGGACAACAACGGGTGTGATTTATACATGTTTAAATTAAAAAAGTCATGAAAACAGTTTTAAAAGTGACGGCCTGTATGGCCGTATGTGTGTGCCTGTTCCTGGGTTATATCAAACAGGAAACAAAGATAGCTATGTTACAGTCCGACGTGGAATTTCTTCAGTTCATGGATTCCCTGCAAAGCAAGCGTATAGACAACCTTCGGGAACATACGTTTGTGGCCGATTCTATGATAATTGAAGCCATTCAAACAATACAAAATGAGTAAAATCCATCTATGTGAAAGGTGCAAGTATTGTACACATTCACCCAATTTGTTTCAGCCATATTATTGGTGTTCGTGGTATGGAAAGGAAGTAAGAATACCGATTGAAAGATGCTATAAAATAACCCTCAATACAAAACTAAATAGCACTAAAATCAAATTAGAATAGAATATGAATAATGAATTTATTGACGGTATTTGGTTTGCTGTTCAGCATATTGTAGTAGTCAGAGATATGCCAGCAATCGCAGCAGGAATAATTAAAGAATCAGATCTTTCCATTGATGATTGTAAGGCTGCACAAAAAAGGAGTGGTTCTTTCCACAATCAGATGATGAAGTTTATTAAAACAGAATTAGTGTAAAACAATAAAAAAATGAATCAAATGGATATAAAATTAAGTAAGATGCAACTTATTCATTTAAGGAATATCTGCAAAAAAGGATGGGGCGGTTATAGCACATCATCCGCCGAATTGGACGAGATGGTAGAAAGTGGTTTATTGACAAAATCGGCCGGACCATTCGGCGATGTTGTTTATCGCCCAACTGACGCCGGTCGTAGTTTTATTAACGCACTTCAATGAAATAAATATATGAATGTACGAGATCAAAAAAAACTGCTTAAGGCAGGCTTTATACTTGTCCGTCCGGACGATCAGCCCAGCCCACGAATAAAAATCAAAGACGGTAAATCGTCAGAGTGGCGAACCCTGGGTAAGCCTTTCCCGACAAAGGCCGCCCGTGACCGGGAATTAACCCGGCTTTTGACACAGGATACGGTGATACAAGATTAATAAACTTTTAAAAAACAACGATTATGGATTACGAAAAATTGACAGAAAAAGAAAAGGCCGAACTTCGTGCCAAACTTGAAGCTGAAGACAAGGCAAAAAAACAGAAGCAGCAGGAAGACCGGGAAACGTACAAGACGCTTACCGACAAGTTTGTAACTACCAACATCAAAAAGTTACAGAACCTCAGCAGTCAGATGATGCTGGTCAAACAGGAAGTCTTCCGGGACGCCGACCTGCTTATCAACATGAAAGACGAACTGTTCAAGACGAAAGTAGACCGCCGCAGCAATACGTTTACAACCCAGGACGGCCTTATGTCCATTACCCTGGGCAATCGTGTAAACGAAGGCTGGGACGACACTGTAAACGCCGGTATCGCCAAAGTGAAGGATTACCTGGCGTCACTGGCAAAGGACGACGACACCGCCGCCCTTGTGGAAACTGTCATGGGGCTGCTGGCGAAAGACCGTAAAGGGAACCTGAAGGCCAGCAAAGTGCTGGAACTGGAAAAACTGGCACAAAAGAAACAGGATGAAATGTTCCTGGACGGTATCGCCATCATCAGGGCGGCTTATCGCCCGGAACCTTCCTGCCAGTTTATAGAAGTCACCCTGAAGGATGAAAACGGCAACGAAATAAAATTACCGCTGTCACTGGCGGCCATGAAGTAATGGAACGGATCGAAAAACAGTTCAATGAAAAGCTGGCACCCATTTTGCGGGTGCTGGACTCCTGCCAGACGCCGGAACAGCTTGACAGCTCGTTACGGTGGGGACAGGAAGTTTTACTGGGGGTTGCGGACCAGGTGGAGAACAAAGGAACAACCCAGGAACGGAACTTTGTCAGAAGTTATAAATATACCGCATACAGCCGGTTAAAACAGCGGTATATGGATAAACTGACCGAAATGACAAATCTTGAAGTCCGGACTGTGACCCGGGACATTGCGCCGCACCTTGCCATTTGCCGGAACTGTTCGGGGCTGGGGTTCGTGTCCGGCGGTACTGACCGGAACTGTCCTTCCCGGGAATGCCGTTTCTGTAAAGGCAGCGGAAAGGTGAAGGTAAGCAGCCGGGTTGTCACGAAGGTGATGCCGTTCGTACCCGAGAAGGACGACCGTTCCGACGCCGTCACGATAAAATAACCGTCTACCAGCTTAACGGAGTTAATAAAGGCCTGTAAATTTGAAGTTTACAGGCCTTTTTCTTGCTTTATTCAACGTTAAAGCACTACTTTTGTGATAAAATCAGTCCCATGCCAAAAGGAAGAAGTAAAGAATTAATCACCCTTAGAGACGAAAAACTGCTGCGCCGTTACTATTATTGGACGGAAATACAGCGTTTACGCTTTGACGACGCCCTGAAGATTCTTTCCAGGGACGAATTCTTTATATCTGAAGAACGTATAATGGCCATCATCCGGAAGAACTGTCGGAAGCTGACGGACATCGTAGTACAGCCGGTTCCAAAAGTCAAAAAGCCCCGGATCACCCCCGCCCAGTTGTCCCTTTTCACTGGCGAATAGCCGCACTGTTATCATGGTAAGCAAAGCGGAAAGTCGTTTCATAGACTTTCTTTCCCCCTGGTATGGAATAATCGGTACTTTTCACCCTTTTAAGTGATCCCATTTCCTTAGTGTTACGGAAGCCCTGAAGAAATTTATAAAGGCAGTTGTTCATTTGTAGCCGTTCCCTGATTTTGTCTGCTGTTCCTGATGCGTAATGCGTGTCGTCGTAGCAATCAATCGCCAGTTTGACGGTTATGATACAGTCCCCCTTCTGAACCCCCATACCTATGTCCGTCCATTCCGCCTCAATGGTTGAGATAAGGACACAGGGGAACGTTACCGGATAGGTGTCTTCATCGGTTATTAATTGGCCGTAATCTTCGTCCACCAGGGAAAGTTCCGGCATTTTTAGAGCGATACGCTCCTGGATAGCTAAAAATAAATCTTCCATGTCGTTATGAATTTAGGATTTTACGAATTTCTGTTTCTGTTTTATCTGCAATCTTTTCGGTCAGTTCCGTACTTTCCCCTAAGAACTGTCGCTGGGGAATTTTAACATCTAACTTTTCTTTTTTCGTCAGCGCTAACTTTTTCCAGTTCAACGCTTCCGCCGGTTCGTCGTTTTTGGCCTTTTCTTTTCCCTCTGTGCCCTTTTTCTGCCCGCCCCCGGCCTGGTAATACTTCGCCCATGCAAAACGCCGCATTTTGGGCGTAACGGTCGGGTGAAGGGTATCGCCCCAGTTATGAGCCGGGGCGTACACCAGGTCGTTACTTACTTTTACCCTGCTATCGCCAGGAACGTACTTTATAGCGCCGAAAAGCATATTCCGGCTACTTAGCAAGGTACCGTAATTACTGGCGGCGTCTTTTCCACCGGACGAAAGCCGACGGGATTTCGGCCACTTGTGCAGCCCCCCATTGACAAAGCCCCCTTTCCTGAAGTTATCTTGATAATGGTCCTTTGCCAGCCTGCCGGCATGAACCGGCATTTTGCGGCGCATCAGATCGGATAATTCCCTGCGTTTGGCTTTTATCAGCCTTGAAAATTCTTTTATGTCCATAAATGACTGATTTTGAAAATAATTTTATATTTTTGCACACAAGGTGTTTTTTGCCTTTTGTATGTTTATGAAAGTACCGAAGCAAGTATCAGAATTTGCGGAAAGGAACGGCTACAATTCCGTCAACCTTTCCAAGCGTTCCCCGAAGGAATGTATCTATTCCGTCGGGTGTGTTGACGAACATGGCTTTGAACTGCCGGTCGGTCTTCCCGCCTTTATCCTGTTTGACGGTCAGTCCTGTACCCTCGTGGACGGTGATGCGGGACTTGCTCTTTCCTCACAGTTATTTGACGATGAATAATCCTGCGATTTTGGGATTGACCAGTTTGTTGTCAATCCTTATCACCCCCACACAACCGGCTTTCATGTTCCGTACATAACTTCCTGCGTCATCCTTTCCGTTCTGAGGATCGAACAGCCGTACCTTTCCTCCAACCACTTCGGCACAGAACACGTGTGCTGATCCGCCTTTCCAGGCACAATATATCTCGTATGTCCCGTCCTCGCTGAACTTTTCCCTGAAGTATTCCTCCAACCGTTTTCCATTCATTACCTGGTACCCTTTTCTTACCTGCCATTTGAAAGTATAATCGTAGTCCGGCTTCGTTCCGTCCCGGTTCAAAAATCTTTCCTCCCATGTGATCCCCTGCCTTTTCATCTCGTCAAAGGCGCTTTTCCCGATATTCGGTTTCGCTTCAACGTCGAACCCCAGCCGTCTGAGCATGTGCGTTACGGTGCAGGTCTGGCAATTCACATGATATCCTCCGCCTTTTTTGTATTGCGGGTTCTCCTTTCCCTTATTGGCTTCCTCGTACGTCATGCGTTTGCCTTTGGCCATACCGAGTGCTTTTTCCATTTTAAGGTTGTTGCGGGCTATGTCCGTCTTTTCTCCCAGGGTGAGGTTACCGGGCATTTCGGCTATCATCTCGTTAATGCGTCCGGTCAGTGCGTCCACCGCTTCTTTTGCGCCCGGATACGCCTCGGACATATAAGGATGCTTGTCGGAAAATAATTTGCCGTCCTTTCCCGGGTTGTTCTCCAGTCCGTCGTGCGCCCTTTCCTTCCTCACCGTATCCTGCGACACTTCTGTTACGGGTTCGTCCGTTGAGGTAAGTCCGCATTTGCAGTTCCACCGGTCACCCGGGCGGTGTATATCCCAAAACGGGTCGTCTATGGGGCGTACAGTTCCCCAAAATATTTTATGGTCATTTCCCGGGTGTATGGAAGTTGACGGCATCCACTTCAAGTTCGGCAGTATATCCTTCTCCCTAACAAACTGCCTCCATTCAGCCGCCTGGCGTGCCCTCAATATAGCCGTGTCGTATTCCGTCCTCAGCCATTGTTCCTTGTGACGGGAGTTTACCAGCAAGTCCACATCCTTTTTAAACCGCTCAAAATTTTTTAATTCCCCTTTTTCATCAAGCAGCTGCCGTGCTATGTCATTTTGCCACCGGTGCGCCTTGAATGCGGAGAACACGGCAGTATCATGCTTTAACGCTTTATAAAAGTCAATATCCGGATCGGTGTCACCCACAACCCCGAAGCCTTTGTCAACCGCACGGGACATCGTTTCAAATACTGCATCAAACAGGTTTTCTTCAATGGCATTCATTACGTTGACATCTTTTTCATAAATCCGCTTCAGTGCCTTCTTCAGTGCGTCGTCGTCAAAGGTGAAGCCGTTCTCTACCGGTCCGGCCTTATAGGCATCCCGGTACAGGTTGTTCATTAAAACTCTAAACCCGCCCCCTTGCCTTTGCCGGGGGCATCCGGAAAAAAACCGGAAAGACCGGAAAAGAAGTTTTTCCAAAACTTATCCTTTTTCTTGTCGACCATTTCTTCCGGGCTGTCGTCTTTACCCATTTTCTTGTCTTCTTCCGTACCGTCTTCTGGTTTGACAGGATCAGGCGTTAAAGCGGCCTTCGCTTTCTTCAGTTCCTCGTAGTTCTTCGGCTTCTCAATGCCATACGTTTCATACAGATAATCGTCGGAAATAGGCAACCCCATGTTTTTAAGTTGCATATCAATTTGTACACGTGCTGACAAGTCTTTATTTTGAGGTACCACAAACGAGAATTCACCGCCGGCCGTATTCATCCCTAAATTAGTGAATACATCCGTCAGTTCGTAATTCAGAACGTCCAGGATCATCTGCCGGTCTGCCCGCTCTATCTTGTCCTCCACGCTTTGATGAACGGTGCCTAAAGCCTGAGTCCCTTTCTCCCCGGCTTCGGTAGTCAAAGTATTGCCCAGTTCCAGCTTGCTAAGTTCGTCATTGCAGTATTGTATAAAGGACTTGTAAAGGTCACTACTGGCAGCTTTGCTACCGGCGTCATGTATCTTTATCTCCGTACCTTTGGGGTGTACAATTACCGCCGATCCCCCCATATTAAACAGGTCATCCGTCATTTTGGTACGTGAGTCTTCGTCCCATCCGTCGTAAATACCTTCTTTCAGCGGGTGCCCATACAACTCTATAAATTGCGCCCAGTCCGCTGTTGCGTTACGCTTATAGATAACATACAGCGCCGCCTTTGCCAATATCCCCAAGTCACGAGGATTACCGATAGTAACCAGGTCGGCGTAATCATCGAAGCTGTCGCCGGTAATATCCGTTTGCCGGCGTAATATGATGCGCTTTACAGGATTGACGTGTTTTCGGGGAATCAGGTCATAACCCAGCCATTCCCCGTTCCTGAAGAACTGAAAGGTCGATGGTCCCCACTGGACGGTATCTGCCACATCTGAAAGGAAACTGCGGAACCAGGGCGAACGGAGTTGTACGGCGATTTGTTCGTCCACCTTCCCGTTACGCTTAAATTCTATCGGGGTGTTCAGGATTGGCGATTTCCTTTTCTGTATTACGGCCGAAAGGTGCCCGTCCGTTAAAATGTCTTCGTAAATATCGTATAACTTCGCCCAGCAAGGAAAATCCACATTTTCAGCCGCTTTTAAGGCTGTCATATAGTCGCCTATATCAATGTTCCCCCGGCGGGTTTGGGTTAGTATGATCGTTTTTGTTCCGGTTCTGTCCGGTTGCCGTCCCACGTTTCCGGTAATGGCTATTTTATTGTATTTCTTTTTCTTTGCCATGATTAAAAATGATTTAGACGTTTCTTATTACTACGCATTTGATAAGGTGAACTGGCGGTCGCTTCTTCCGGTGACTTCTGTACCGGCAGCAACCCGTCTACGGAAATGTCGCCCCGGCGTACGGCTTTGAGCCATTCGACCGCACGTTCGTAGCGGTCTTTCCGCATTTGCGACAATTTCGTAGGATTGTGAATACAAAACAGGTGATAGACCGCTATATCTGTCAGCATCATAAGTACAAGCTGGTTCCTCTCTTTGCCGGTGGCGGAAAATACGGCGTCACAGTCGTAGCGTCCGGAAAGATAACAGCGCATTTCGCTGATAGCCCGGTCGGCACAAATTTCGACTACCGCATCATCCTGGCGTGTGACGGCTTCCAGTATATCCCGGTGGACGGTGGCGTCGAAGTCTTCTTTTGAAATAAATCTTCCCATATATTTTTTGTATTAAAGTGAAAACTACCTTCTGTATTTATTGAATTTCCGCATGGACTTTGCCGGTATGACCGTCGCCGGTACAAGTTCCTGCAACTTGTTTTCAATGATACGCTTTGCGCCTTCTATACAGTCGACGCCGTCGGCCGGATAGTTTAAAGCCAGGTCAAAGTATTGGAACTCATTGTTTAACTCTTCCATGTTCGGTTCTTCCTTTTCGTCTATATTCATAATCAGGCGTCCTTCCCTGTCCATCGGTTCCAGGTTGGCTTCAATACGGACGGCCTTGTCGGTCTTCCGTTCTTCGTCCGGGGTGATTGTCAGGTTTATGCCGGTAGTGATCCGGTGCTTTGCCAGGTGCGGCTTAAACACTTGCTGGAAAAAAGGATCTTGCATAGAGTTATTTTCTATATAGTGGTACACCGGGCATCGGTTACCTACCCATTTATGAAGTACGAAATAAAAGTTTATAAAATCAGCGTTTGTCCCTTTGAATATAAACCCTTTTATAATGTACAGCACATCGTCAATCATGCCGCACAACCATACAGCCTTCCGGGACCCCTTTTTGTTTTTCGCTTTCCCTTTCTGCTCCGATTGCGTGGGATCGCCATATACAACCAGGAACCGGAACTTCTTCAGGGAAGGAATTTTCCCGAATGTCCGGTTTTTGAATACCTTCCCCTCAGACACCGGATTATTGAAATATTCACCCTGCTGGGCTTTCATGCTGATTTTTGACAGAATACGGTCGATCATTTCTTCCGTGTTCTTTTGCGGCCAGGTAGACTTCCCTTTGTCGTCCCTGATATTGATAATGTCCCAGTGGTCTGCCATTTTGCCGGCACGGGTGATACAACAGTCCTTTGCGATGATATTACCGCACCAAAGTATAAGCGTGGGTTCGCTGATGGAACGTGTAGGATAAAGCGCATTTTCAAACCAGTTCCAGTTTTTCTCTATGGTGTCCGGATTGTTACATGCTTCATCGGTATCGAAGTCGTCCATGACTTCAATGTCCGGACGTATTTCTTCGTTACGTGATCCACGGGGGGACATACCGGCACCCAGTGCCCGGAAAGCGGCGCCGTCCTTTGTTATGAATTCCTTTGCCGTCCAGGCTCCCAGGTTTTCCTGTTCCCCATAGTATGCCTTTATTCTTTGGTTCGCTTCCAGGTTGGCTTTATAAGGTGCCAGCAATCGTTCGGCATTGTCCACGCTGTTGCTTGCCAGCACGACGTTTCTTTTCTTTTTTGTGAGTGTCAGGAACATAATAATAAACATGCAGACGGTACTTTTCGCAAGTTCCCGACTCCAGCTTAACACCTCGTACCATTCTGGGTTCCCTATAATACGGTTGATCGCCTTTACATGGAAGGGGGCGAATTCATACTTTGCGTACTTCGGGAAAAAGAACTTTATCCATTCCACCGGGTGCGCTTCCAGGTAAAGCCGGTGTTTTTCTATATCAGCCGGCGACATGGTCGGATCGACTTCGGTGGAACAGTATATACTTTGTTTGTATTCCTCCCAGTTCCTTATGGCGTCTTTTTCTTCCTGCTTCATGACCTTATTGCTTTATGCTTGATTTCACGAACAGGTCATACATACGTGTGACGTCCTTTGCCAGTTCCAGGTTCACCGGCCGCAAGAATTCAATAAAACGCATCCCCACGCTTATAATGTCGGCTATCCCGGTATCGGTTTCCATTTTCTTGATGGCCGCCGCCAGTTTTACCAGGGCGTCCGCTTCCTTTGAAGTAGCGTATCTTTCCCCTTCCTTCCGGCCGTCTATATTCCGGTTAATCTCCGCCACCTGGCGGTACAGGTTACCGATTACGCTTTCCCTTGTAAGCGTGATCCCGGTCTTTTGCTGTTCCCACATTTCGGCCTTTATCCACTTGTTTACAGTGATCCGGCTTACCCCGACCTTATCCGCAATTTCCTGTTGCGTCAGGTTTTCCTTCAGGTAGAGCATACCCGCCCATTCCTTCTTTTGTTTATTCGTTAAATCTGCCATATACGTCTAACTTTATATGTGCAAAATTGTCATATAAATGACTCAAAAAAAAACTGCGGGCGCATGATACAACTTTATAGTTATATCATTCACTTATAAAACGTTATCATGCGCATACGATTTGCAAAACGGTAAAAGTTGAGTCAATTTTGCGAAGTCAACGGGCGGGAAACCCGCCAAAAATGAACCTAAAAAACGTTTTGCAAATGGATAGATTTTTTAATATGATACCCGGCCAGGAAGCGGCCTGTATATTACTGTACGGGGATATAGGAGACTACGACAAAGTTCGTAGCGGTGACGTCACCAGGGAACTGCTGGAAATGGAAGCCAGCTACGCCAATATAGACGCCCGTATCAACAGCAACGGCGGCGACGTGTACGCCGGCATTGCCATTTTCAACGCTTTTCGTAACAGCAAAGCCAACATTACTATTTATATCGACGGTATTGCCGCCAGCATGGCTTCTGTTATCGCCTTGTGCGGGAAACCTGTCTACATGAGCCGTTTTTCCCGCCTGATGCTTCACAGCATCCAGGGCGGGGCATACGGTAACAAAGCCGAACTGGAAGAAGTGATCCGTAACATTGACTCCCTGGAAAACACCCTGGCCGAAATGCTTGCCGGCCGTCTTAAAAAAACGGTTGATGAAATAAAGGCTACCTACTTCGACGGGAAGGATCACTGGCTGACCGCCCAGCAAGCCCTTGACGCCGGTCTTATCGACGGCCTGTATGACATAGAGGAAAGCGTCCCGGAAGATTCAACGCCCGACGACGTGTACACTATATTCAATAACCGACTGAAAAACCAGTCACAAACAGAAAATCAAATGAATTTAGAAGAACTTAGAAAACGTCCGGCGTTCAAAGACTGCACGACGGATGAAGACGTGCTCCGCCAGATTACCCATTTGGAAACCGAAGCCGGCAAAGTGACCGGTCTTACGACCGAAGTAACAAACCTGAAGAAAGACCTGAAAGTCTTCCAGGACAAAGCCGCCGCTGACGCTGAAGCGGAAATCGACGGCCTGGTACAGACAGCCTTTGACGAAGGCCGTATCACTGAACCGCAAAAGGCCACTTATAAAGCGATCCTGAAAGCTGACCGTGAAAACGGGGAAGCTGCCCTGAAAGCGTTACCGGCAAAGCGCCGTGTAATGAACAACCTTCACAAACCCGCCGCCGGGGGAACCGGTGCCTGGGATGAAGAGATGACAAACATCCGCAAGAAAAACGGATATACCGTGTAACCATTAAAAACGAGAAAGCAATATGCCAATTAATCTTATTAACAGTAATTACGACGGTGAAGTATTAGAAAAAATCCTCACCAAAGCCGCCACCGGTAACGAACTTGTGCAGAAAGGTCTGATCCACATCGAACCGAATATCACGAAGAAGTTTTCTATCCCCCGCATGAAAACGGGAAAGATGCTTCAGAAGCGTAAAGAAATGCCGAAACAGTCCGACGCAAAGGGAACTTTCAACTACGATGAAAAAGCACTGATTCCGCACGAATTCATGGCGTTTACCACGTTCAACCCCCGAACCTTTGAGAAGATTTGGCGTCCCTTCCAGCCGAAGGGTAACCTGATCTTTGCTGAACTTCCGCCCGAAGGCCAGAACCTGCTACTTTCCGAAATGGCAAAAGTCGTGAACTTTGAACTGGGCTACCATTTCATTAACGGTATTTATGTCAATGATATTAACGATGACGACCACCTGTTCGACGGCGTGCTTACCCGTGTGTTCTCCGATCCTGACGTTATCCGTGTAAAGACGGCTGAAACAAGCATGATCAAGCGTATGATGGCAATCCGCCAGGCTACGCCCGAAGTGCTGCGTAACAACCCGAATTTTAAGTATATCATGAGCGTAAACGACGCCGATACTTATGATAACGAGTTGACCGCCCAAACCGCCAAAGGCGCCAACTGGACGGATCAGAACGCCCAGCGTTTCAAGAACACCACCATCATACCGCTGGCGCAATGGCCTGACGGTGTTATCATGGGCACGATTGCCACGATGGACCTGGACACGAACCTTTGGGGCTGCGTGAACCTGGTGGATGACATGGAAGTAATTCAGATTGACAAGCTGGAAAATGCCGGCGAACTCTACTTCTTCAAGATGCTGATGATGGCCGACACAAATACCGCTTTCGGTGAAGAAGTCGTCCTGTTAGACACCCGTAAAAAGGCGATGGCCAAACTGGTGGGTACTACAGTAACCCTTTCCGCTTATTCTTCCACCATTGAGGCAACCCCCACCGCCGACGCTTCCTGGAACATTGTCGGGGATGATGAATCCATGCTGGGCGCCCGCTTGGAAGTGGTTAACAAGTCAGCCGACAAAACAATCACTATTGCCGACGTGATGATCGGCGGCGGTAAGACTGTCGACCTGTACTTCAACGGCAAGAAGTGGTTCAGCACTGATCCGGACGCCGGAAGCGTCGCTGAACAGGCAAAAATCCAACATATCGACGAAGAAGACGGAAACTGATATGAGCCGGGGACTTAGAAACAACAATCCGGGTAATATCCGGAAAAGCCCGACCGTGTGGCAAGGGGAGAAAACCCCTTCCACCGATGCTGCCTTCAAGCAGTTCACCAGCATGGCCTACGGCTACCGTGCCATGCTGAAGCTACTGCAAAATTACTCCAGGCTGCACGGCTGTAAAACGATCCGTCAAATGATAAACCGCTGGGCGCCCCCTTCGGAGAACAACACCGACAATTATATCCGGGCTGTTTGTGCCGGTGCCGGTGTTCAACCCGACCAGGTAGTAGATGTAAATAACCGAAGTGTCATGTGCAGGATCGCCGCCGCCATGAGCCGGGTTGAAAACGGTATTCCGGCCGACATGGTAGACGTGAATAGGGGTTGGGATTTACTCACTAAATAATGAAAGGAAAGAACATGTACACATGGCTTGACCTGCTGGTTACTTTAATTTCTTCCGGGGTGCTTTTTTCGCTAGGCACCTGGTTCGTAAACCGGAAGGTAAATAACACCAGGCAGAAAAAAGAAATCTTTGATTACTACAAGTCCATCAGCGAGGACTTACAAACAACATTAGAAAAATTACAGGATGAAAACAGAAAATTATACCGTGTCATTTCCCGGCTGGAAAGGGCTATGTCGATGGTTAGCACTTGCAAGCATTATGCTGATTGCCCTGTCCGTTACGAGTTGCGGAAGTACGAAGAAAATGACCGAAAGCGCCAGGGCGGTCACAGACAGCGTCCTGCTGAAAGAAGTCCGACAGGTGATAAACATACCGGTACCGCTGTCGACGGTGGAACTGAAGATACCAGCGCAGAGCCTCCATAGCCTGCCGCCCGGCGCTTCCTTCAGCGGGAAGAAAGGCCAGGCCGGCGTAAAGGTGGAAGCCATAGGCGACACGGTTTACGTGTCGGCCACCTGTGACAGCCTTCAGGTGCAATGTGAACGTTACGAAAAGGAACTTACCCGTATCCGCAGCGACACCGACAGACAAGTCACTGAAATAAAGAAAAACAGTGTTCAAACACTATTCAAATGGTGTTTAACCGGCTTTTTAGCCGGAATAATTTCAACTATAACAATAATAATAATTAAAAAGAGAAAGATATGGTAATAGACGAACAGAACTTGATGTACGGCCTGGACGAATTCAAGTTCAATGGCAAAAGTTTGGGCTTTATTGAAGAAGACTCTTTCGACTGGGGCGGCCAGGAAGGCGAGGTAACGGAGATACGTGCCGCACAAAAAAAAGGCTATCCGGTGAAAATCATCCCGAAATCAAACGGCACAATCAAACCGTCCTTTGACCTGATCCAGTTAAGCCCTGAGAACATGATGGAGACAATGGGCGGCGCCCTGAAGAAGACCGGTGAAAAGGTTACCGGGTGGACTGCACCTTCTAAATTGGTCCAGGTTACCGGCGAAGCCGTCATCGACACGGACAGCGGCCAACGTATCACAATACCGAACTGCCTGTTAAGCGCATACATCGGCGGTAACCTGAACCTGACTTCCGTTTCCAAAATCAAATGTAAACTCAGTATTGCGGAACCGGCCGACGGCAGCGCCCCCTTCACTATTGAAGACCGGCCAGCCGACGCCGGGGCTGAAGGTTAAAAGTGTAGGCTATGAATGTAGAACTGGAAGCGGCGGAAGCCCTGCTGGATATAGGCGTTTCCCTGCCATTTAAAGCGATCAGGGTACCCTTTACCAGTAAGCGCCTTACGCTACGCCTGACAATGAAACGGCCATGCCTGGGCAATCAAATAAGGATTGCCCGGCATTACTTGAAGCTGGGCGTTACTTATGAACAGATGAAAGCCTTTAATAAACACGAAGAAATGACCTTCCTGGCAGTACATGGGGCACGGGTTAGTAAAATGATAGCCTTAACCATTTGCCGGGATGCTTTTTCCGGCTGGTTTCTTTCGCCCTTCATGGCCTGGTTTATCCGGTGGTTTGTTCCGGACGCTTTCATTCAGGGCGCCAACCTTCAGTTTATTACCCTGCTGGGAACAAAGGATTTTATGAATATTATCAGATCGAGCGAAATAGCGAACCCGCTACGTCCAAGACTGAGCCAAAAAGAAAAAAAGGGGAGTTAACCAGCCGGGTAGTCGGCAGCCATAGCCCCTTCGGCGTGATTTGGCAGATCGCCACCGCAACCGGGTGGAACCTGCATTATATCATGTGGAAAGTAAACTATCAGACATTGATCATGATGTCGGCCGACGCAGTCCGCTACGTCACCGGCAAAGAAAAAGAACCAAAGAAAAAAGGCCGGGGCAGCGGTGCCCTGGGGTATTTCCAATCAAAGTTAAAGAAGTAATATGAAACCTGTTGAAATTGAATTTCTGATGCGTGATAAGTTGAGCGACGGCCTGGATAAAGCCGGCCGGTCGGCTACTGATTTGGGCGATAAGGTCACCCGGTCGGCCGACCAGGTAAAGGCGAAGATCACCGAACAGAAGGCCGTTATCAAACAGGTGGAAAACGACTTGAAGGAACTTGAAAAGCAATACGCCAAACTTGCACCGGGCGCCGCCCAGGCTGAAATGAAAGCCGAAATAATCGCCTGCAAGAAAGTCCTGGAGGAAGAAAAGGCCGCCCTTGCCGGCGTTGAAAAGGAGTACGAACAGACCCGTTCCACCGGCAAGCGCCTTTCCGCCCAGCTCCGTGAGATGCAGGACGCCCTTGCCAAAATGCGCCTGGAAGGAAAGGCCACCTCCCCGGAATACCAGAAACTTTCCGCCGAGGCCGCCAACCTTGCGGACACGATCGGCGACCTTCGTACGCAAACCAACATCCTTGCACATGACGACGCCGGGCTTCAGGGCGTTATGTCCGGCGTGTCCGGACTGGCCGGCGGGTTCACCGTTGCTACCGGTGTGATAGGCGTCTTCGCTTCAGAGAACGAAGACCTGATAAAGATACAGACGAAAGTACAGTCTGTAATGGCTATTACGATGGGCTTGCAGCAAGTAATGAACGCCCTGAATAAAGACTCCGCCTTCCGCCTTGTAACCGTTGCCCGTGCAAAAGATATGCTGACCGGCGCCAACGTCCGGCTGGCTACCGCCCTGGGAATTTCCAACGCCGCCGCTACCGCCCTGATGGCAACCCTTACCCTGGGGCTTTCTTTGCTCGTGACCGGTCTTGTCATTGCCTGGAACAAATATTCGGACGCCCAGGCCAAAGCCGCCGAAAAGGCCGCCGAAATGGTCGACATAGAAAAGAACGGCCGGGCTGAAATGATAAAAGCCCGTGTCGAAATAGACAATACCAAACGTTCCCTGAAGGACTTCACCGGAACGAAGGAACAGGAGAAAAGCAAGGTCGAGGAACTGAACAGGAAGTACGGCGAAACCTTCGGCTATTACAAAACCATTGCCGAATGGTACGACGTTCTTCAGGAAAAAGGGGAAGACTATATTCAGATGCTGTTCCTTCAGGCCAAAGCCCAAAGTTTGGTAAACAAAGCCGTCGAAGCTGACGAAAAGGTCGCCCAGGTAAAAGCCACGCCTGAAGACGACGTGGACGGTTCTATGGGCTGGTTTAAGAAAATGCTGTTATATACGGCACAAGGCGAGTCACACGGTCAGATAGACGCCCAAAAGCTGATAAACCAGCACAACAAGGAAGCAAAAGAAGCGGCCGTCAAAGCCGCCGAGGAAGAACGCCAGGCTTACCTGGACGAAGCGGCCAAACTTCAGGATGACCTGATGGCCTTAAAGAAAAAGGCAAAACTGGGCGACTACGTTCCTGATCCGAAGACACCGAAGGAAAAACCGACTAACAACCTGGCGGAACTGGAAGCCAAAGCCCGCCTAAAGATCGAAGAACAAAACCTGGCCTTAAGACAAGAAGGGTACGACAAACAACGTACTCAGGCGAAGCTGGAATTCGAGAAGGAAAAGGCACGCATTGAGAAGGAAGAAAAAGACCGGCTTGCATTATACGAGAAATTGAAGAAAGCCGGTGTCAAAGTTAAGCCGGAAGAAAAACAGGCTATCACTTACCAGGCCGGCGTTCAAAAAGTGAAAGCCGCCCAGCTTTATGACAAGCAACTGGAAGAACTGAATAAAAAGGAAGTAAAGGAACGTCAGGACAACCTGAAGAAGTTACTGGAACCTTACCGGAACTTCGCCCAGCAACGCTTGGATATAGAGAAAAAAGCACAGGAAGACATCGACAAACTTCAGGCGCAAACTTCCGCCGGCTGTCTTAAAAAGATAGGTGACGAAATGACCGCCGCCTTTGGTAGTGGTAACGTCGACCTGCTTGCCCGTCCTCAAATTGACGCCGCCAAATTAGCGGCCGCCGGTTGGAAGGATGCAGGCGAAGGCATTGCAACCGTGTTCAGCAGCCAGTTCGGTATTCAGGACGCCAGCGGTAAAGAAACGGAAATCCTGGTTACGCCTATTCTTCCGGACGGAACCGTTCTTTCGGAACAGGAACTTCAGGACTATGTGGATAATGTGCTGAACGGTGCGGAAGATTTGCTGGCGGCCGATACAAAAGGTATTGTTATCAGCGTAGGCGTTGACGCCGACGGATCAGCCGGCGAACTGTTACACGAATTTCAGGAAAAATACTACGACCTAAAAAACAATACGTCGGAAAATGCCGACGTTGACGGTCAGATCGCCGAAGCGGTGGTACAAGCCGAACAGGTAAAGAACGACAACCTGGCCGAACTTGACCGCGTGTACGCTGAAAAGGACGTTTACTTCCAGGCGCTTATGTCGCAAATCAGCAGCATGAGCCTGAATCAGTTATACGACACGCTGGATAAAGCGGAAAAGGCGCTTGCCGAAAGCGAGAAAACCAGCGGCAAGGACTCCCAAGAAACAGCCGTCGCCCGTGCCAAAGTGGCCGCCCTGAAGGATGAAATCAAGTACGTAAAGGCCGAAAACGAAACGAAGGCGCCGGACGACGCCAAGAAGTGGAAAAAGAATTCCACCGCCATAAAACGCTGCAAGGCCGAAATTGACGGCATGATTAACAGTATGGACTTCCTGGACGACAGCACGAAGGAAGCCCTTCAGGCGGCAAGTAACATCGCCGGCGGTGCAATCGCCATGATAGACGGTATCAAGGCGCTGGGTGTAGGTGCCGCCGAAAGTATATCGGCCGTAGAAAAGGCATCCGTGATCCTGGCTATTGTCGGCGCCGCCATTCAGGTAATGACGGCTATCTTCAGCATGGGCGCCGCCGCTGAAAAACGACACCAGGAAGCCCTGGCCGAAGTTGCTGCCAACAAACTGGCAATGCAGCGGGAATATAACCTTCTTCTGCTTCAGCAAAATTTGCTGATGAAGGAAGCCGAAAACATCTTCGGTGAACAGTCCATCGCTAAAGCGGCCAGGGCTGTACAGGTGTACCGGGACGCCATCCAGGCATATAAGGACGAACTGAAAGGTGAAGCCCCCGAAAAGAGACTCAGCCCCTTCAACCTGAAGGGCAGCCTGGACGAATTCAACAGGCAGAAAGCAGCCTATGAACAGGGAATACGGGGACTTTATAACGTCACCGTTAAGACCGGCCACAAGAAAACCGGTTTATTCGGCTGGGGCAAAGGAAAAGATATTTATACGGGCGTGTTGCAAGTATATCCCGACCTGATCGACGGGGAAAACCGTCTGAACATGGAGCGTGCAAAGTCTATTGTCAACACGCAAACCATGTCGGACGAAAACAAGGCTTTGCTGCAAAACCTGATTGATTTGCAGGAACAGGCCGACGAAGCCCGGCAAGCCCTTCAGGATTACCTGACCGATACGTTCGGTTCCCTGGGCGACGGGATGATGGACAGCATTGTAAACGCCATTCAGACCGGTAGCGACGCCTGGACGGACTTCGGCGACAAAGGTGCTGAAGTGCTTGAAAACTTAGGCCGTCAGATCGCATACAGTTTGTTCTTTGCCGGCAAGTTCGACAAACTGCAAAAACAGTTGGAAGAAGCCTACGGAAGCGGGAAGTCTGAAGAACAGATCGCAAAGGACGCCATGAACATCATGGGCGACTTTTATGCCGGTGTCGGCAAGGACATGGACCAGGCGCAACAGTTTATGGAAAATTGGCAAGCCGAAGCGGCCAAGCGTGGTTTTAACCTCTGGAAGAACGAGGACGGAAGCCAGCAAAGCGGAAAGGCCGGCACCTTTCAAACAATGGACCAGGAAACCGGTACCGAACTGAAAGGGCTGTTCACTTCCGTCCAGCAACACGAAGCCAGCATCGACGAAAACGTCCTGTACATAAGCGATGAAATGCACCAATGTACGGACTATGTTAGAGAAATAGCCGAAAATACGGCCGGTTGTAACGAGAAATTAAAGAACATCGCCCAGGATATAGAAACGATCCGCCGGGACGGTCTTAAAACACAATAATATGGATATACTGGAAGGACTTTTATATATCAATGACAACGACGTCTATAAGACTTGCGGCGCTTTTTTGGCTGAAGACAAGGCTGGTGACAACACGAATTACGCCGCCCTGCTTACGCCCCCGAAAATGAAAGCCTACACGGCCGTTTCATTCCGGGAACAGGACGGCGAAAAGCTACCGGACAAATTAACCCCGGCCTTTGAAGCCAGGGACGTGACCCTTCAGTTCGCCATTACCGGGAACGGGAAAGCCGGCTTTATCAAAAACTACCAGGCTTTCCTGGGCTTGTTGAAATCGGGCTGGCTGGATGTCCGCCTGCCTGAACTGGGCAAAACGTACCGTATGTATTACAAGGAAAGTACAGGTTACGACCAGCTCACGCCGTTGGACGGTACGACGGTGGCCGGCAAGATAAAAGTAAAATTCAGGGAACCCGTTCCCACTATTTAAAGAGCATTCAAACACTATTCAAACATCGTTCAAATGGAAATAAACATCTATAAACAAAACGGAACTATCCGGGCGGCCGTGTCACCGGCCGACAGTGCGGCAACGAATGAAGAACTGATGTCGGACACCGTCCTGACGCTTTCCTTCACACACTACGAATATATCCGTTTGAAGGTGAACGATTACGTGGACTTCCAGGGGAAACGTTACTGGCTGCTGAAGAACTACCGGCCGGTTAAAAAGTCCTCCATTGAATACCAGTACGACGTGAAGTTCTACGGTATTGAGTCGAAGCTGAAAAAAGCCCTTGTACTGAAAATGGTTGACGGTGACAACTCCACCGCCTTTTCCCTGAACGACAGCCCGGCACAACATTTACAGTTATTCGTGGATAACATGAACCGTATCACCGGTTCCGACGTGTGGCGTATCGGCCAGGTTGTCGACAGCGAAAACGTGAACATAGAATACGACTGCGTCTCATGCTTCGACGGCCTGGGAAAACTTGCCGAAGCCGCAAAGACGGAATGGTGGGTGGAAGGCTATACCCTGAACCTGTGCCGCTGCGAGCATGGCGACCTGTTGGAACTGGGTTACGGCATGGGCTTGCTGAACGTAAGCAAGGACAGCAACGACAACGCCCCGTTCTTTACCCGGCTTTATCCGATCGGCAGTACCAGGAACATAGACCCGAAGGTTTACGGCAGCAGCCGTCTGCACCTTCCCGGCGGCGCCCCGTATGTTGAACAGAACACCGACCTGGGTATCGTCGAGTATTCCGAAGAGGCGGCCTTCAGCGGCATATATCCCCGCCGTGTCGGCCGGGTTGGCGTGGTTCGCCATGAACCCCGTACCATTGAAGGCGAGGAACGGGAAATTTATTTCTTTACCGATCCGGAACTGCCTTTCAATCCGGACGACTACCAGATAGCCGGCAAAGTTCTGATGGTGAAGTTCCAGTCCGGGGAACTGAACGGCCGGGACTTTGAAATAAACTGGCACGCCGGCACGAAAGAGTTTGAGATCATCAACCAGTACCCGTACGAGAACCAGCAGTTACCGGGCGGTAAGCTGATCCCGCATACCGGTAACGACTACGTGCTTTATAACTTGCGTATGCCTGATGAATATTACAGGCTTGCGGAAAAGGAACTTGCCGACGCTGTTGCTGAATTCCTGAAAACATACAGCATCGATACGGCCGTCTATAAAGCGCCGACCGACTATATTTATTTCCTGGAAAAAGAAATCAACCTGACGCTGGGGCGCCGTGTCCGCCTGTATAGTGAATATTTCGACTGCGGGTACCAGGACAGCCGTGTCGTATCGATCAGCCGCAAACTGAACAACCCCACGGAAATGAATATCGGGTGTTCCCTGGCCGTCAGCAGTACGAAACTTTCCAAAATGGAAAACAACATTACCGAAATACAAGCGGCCTTTAAGGAACAACTGAATAAGGACGTGCTTCAGGTATTGAAGTCCTGGGACAGCGCCGACCCTTCGGAATATAACGTGTTTTCCGCCCGTCGTTCGATGAAGGAATTCCTACTGAAGAACCAGCCGGACGAAGCGAAGGCGTATATAAACTTCATGCGCGGCCTGGGCGTATGCGGCAAGCTGTTCAATGACATTTTGCGTGTCGGCGACAAACTGGAAGCCAGTAATCAAAGCGTTTATTCTTCCTTGCGTACAGACAAGGAAATCGAAAAGGCTATCGAGGAACTGGACGACAAATATTTAAGGAAAGACATAGAGGATACGGCCAGGGAGTTGATTAACTTCCTGAAGGGTATCAACGTCAAAGGCGCCGGCGTGTTCCATGACAGTATTAATTCGCCTGACTTCGTTTCCGGGTTCCTGAACGGTAAGGGTTGGGCTGTCTTGTTGCGTGAGGTTATGAACGTCGCCGGTGCAAAGGAAAAGAAGTCCTACGCCGAATTCGACGAGGTTACAATCCGGGGGGCGCTGCGTGTCTTTGAAATGATAATAAACCAACTGAAAGGCGAAGGGGACAACAGCGTTTTTTCGGGCATGATGAAAGTTGATCACGTCGACCTGGAGAACAAAAAGATATACCTTGATACCGGAGGCGGGCTTCTTTATAACCCGTTTTGGGTTGATGACTGCCTGGAATGTCAGCGCTATGGCGGCCGTCCTTCCGCTGGTAACGACTACAACGTTACCAAACATTATGAACTGGTTGTTTCCGCCACCGGCATGGGATCGGACAGCGACGGCGAAAAGCGCCTGGACTGGATCACGTACAACGCTTTCAGCGGGAACGAGGCCGACATAAAGAAGGGCGACGTCCTGGTCCGCATGGACAACCTGACGAACCCCGACCGCAAGGGCATCATCATGAACATGACGGTGGGCGCCTTCGCCCCTTATATCGACGTGCTTTACGGTGCGAAGACCGATCCGGACGACGCCGTCAAAAGCCGTTTTGGAAACCTGGCCGGTGTTTATAACGCCTGGTTCGGCTGGCTGACGGGCTTCGGCGCCTTTATACAGAACCTCTATGCGATCGGTGAGTTCCACTTTAAAAACGGTGAGAACATACAGACCCGGCTTGACATGATGGAGAACCTTTTCCGTGTTGATATGCAGAACAAGACGTACAACATATCTGAGAAGGACAACTTCCTGAAGAACGCCAGCTTCACCGAGAACATGGACGGCTGGCAGCGTGAAAACCTGATCCGGGCATATACCGCCGGGGGCAAGCTGCTTATGTTTAACCGTAACCTGTTCGCCCAAAAGGAAAAGGTCGCCGGTATCGTGAATCTGGACGGTCGCAACGTGCTGCGCATAAAGAACAGCGGCATACGTCAGGCAAATGCGGACGTGAGGAAGCCGGACCCGGCTACCAGCGTTTTATACCTGACATTCAAATACCTCTGTAAGAGCACCGGCACGCTGACGGCCGGTTTTGAAGGTTCCTCCCAGGGCGAAGGCCGGCTTCCGTTTGTCCGGGTTGAACTGTCGGAAAGCGTTGAGACGGAAAGCCTGGAATATACCGGCACGTGGGACGGTGTGGGCGATTTCGTGCTGCGTTTCACCGGTGACGTGTATATCGACGTGCTGGCTCTTACCAACCGCCCGCTGGAAGACTTTAAAATCGAAGTCTCCACGAAGTTTGTGCAGACCGCCGAAAAAATAGCCCTGCTGGGTGAAAGGATAGACAACACCGACAGGACGGTTACCGGCCTGGGTATAGAACTGGACACCGCAAACGAAAATATACGGCTTTGGGGTGAAAAGACCGATAAAATAAATTCAACGGTCACACAAATCGGCATTGATCTGGACATGGCCGAAGAAAAGCTGGATTTGTACGTCAGAAAGACGGATGACATAAATAACACGGTTTCCGACTTGGGGCTTCGCCTGGCGGCCGCCGAAGGTGAACTGGAACTGTTTTCCAAGTTTGAGGACAAGGCGAACGGACTTTTTACCAGCCTGGGCAACCGTATGAATTCGACTGAGGGCACACTGGAAACCTACGCCACCCGGTTGAACAGCCTGGACGGTACGACTATCAGCCTGGGCAACCGTATGAGCGCCGCCGAAGGCACGCTGGAAACCTACGTGACTAAAACAAACGCCATTGACGGAAGCCTTACGAGCATGGGCACACGTATGAACGCCGTGGAAAAGAGGTTCACGAACTACGTGCTGACGGACACCTTTAACGGGACGGTAGGCGATATCAACGTCACCCTGAACCGTCACTGGTCTGCGATTGAACAAACAGATAAGAATCTTCTACTTTCGATAAACAAGTCAACGGGCTACCCGCTGAACAAAGACGTGAAGTTTGTAAAAGGCATGAACGGCATTTCCCGGTATAATAATTCGGGGGGCGAAGCCGTAACAGTTAAGCGCCTTTACATCTATACAGGCAGTTCGGTTCCTTCGGGTTCCAACTACCCGGCGGCCGGCTGGACCACCGACGGCATTCGTGCCGCTCACGTGGGGGACGTTTATTACAATTCTTCCACTGGCACATGGTACACTTATACTACGTCCTACGCCTGGACGGCAAAGGCACCCGAATTCGGGACTGTTTCGGCAGAACAGGCAGCCGTTATCCGTATTCAAAAAGTAGTCGGAAATTCCAGTCCCGGTTTAGGTGGTTTTACATTCTCCACCCCGTCCCGTGCAAACGCCGTCTTTGAAGCCCGCTTTACCGCCAAAATTCCGGTCGGCTACCGGCTGAACTTTGCCAGTAACGCAACCGGAAACGGCGGTCGTAGTATGTGGATCACAGACAACGCCGGAACCGGCGGCTGGAAAGAATACCGGTACCAGATTTTTTGTGGCGCTTCGGGCAGTTTTTCGACGACGAATTTTTTCTATCTGACAAAGGACGTTCCGACCGGGCAGACAAACAACGATAATAATACAGTCGTAACTTGGTACCTGAAGGAAGGAACCGTTTTCGATCTGTCCGGATATGAAGACCCGGTAACATATATCAACTTGACGGAAGACCTGGCAAAGATCAAGGCTAAACGCATTGAACTGGAAGGGCTTGTCACAGCAAACAATAATTTTAAAGTATTGGAAGACGGCAGTATCGAAACAAAAAATGCGAAGATAGCCGGCTATTTATATTGTCCTTTTATAAGTATTGAAGAAAGTGACGCTATTTTACAGGGAAGTGCGGCTTCGTGGGAAAATACATATCTCTTGAATACAAACTTATATCTGGACGTGACCTTTAATACGGTGATATTGCCTGTTGCCGAAAGATACGCCGGTGCCCGTGTCCTCCTTATGGACTCCCACTTTATAAAGACAAGAACCTGGACGCCTCCGACACGAATAAAGACACAAGACGGCAGCGCTATTTTTTCCGGTCTGTTCTGCTCAATGAGCAGTAATGAAACACATGCCGCTGATTATATAACCATTGATGCGGGTGTGGTTGAATTAGTCCTTCAGAAAATCCCTGAACGGAATTATAACACAGGGGAGACTATCGGATATACTTATCGGTGGGTATTGATTAATAACAGTTGCAGGGGCTTATTCTTAAATGCAGATTATTAACAAATAAAATAGTTTTGAATATGACAAAAACGATTGATTTTAGCAAAATCCCGGTGGAACTCCGGTTCGGTGAAATGATAGAAACTGATATGCGTCGTTCGTTGGGTAACGCTATAAACCGCAATACTTCGGACATCGGGCTGGCTGACTTCGCCCGGAAAATCTTCTATTCGGCTGAACCTGTCGAAGTTCCGGCTGAATATGCCGGGGAAATTTCCCGGATCGTCACCCGTGACGAATACCTGCTGGCACCGGCAAAAGTGGCCGTCCTGTCCCTGATCTGTGAAGTGATGCCACCGGCTGTTCCAGCAGAAGACAACGTAAATAATAAACCCCTAAAACGGAAAAGAAAATGAAAAAAGTAGAGGAACAAAGAACGAAGACTTTTCAGTCTGAAGTAAAGAACACCGGTATCGTGATAAACTACCGTGCGACCCTGGTACCTATTGAAACCGGTGAAGAAGTCGCCAACGTTTACGGTACCATCGTGAAGGATAACAAGAACGTGGGCAGCGTCAGCTACGACAAGGCGGCCGACCGCCAGCACACCAGTTTTGAACCGTTTTCTGTCACTACGTCAAAGGAAAAACAAGCTGTTTCACTCGTTGTCGCTTTGGACGTGGCTGAAATCATTGCAAACAAGTAAGGGGGTATTATGGCCTACAAGCGTGAGGAACTGGACTATATAGCCGCCCAACTCTTACCGGTGGTGCTGGAAAAACTGGGCGTGGAAGCACAAGGCGTTTCGGAAGTTGAGGTCGTGAGCGACCTGACCGGCATTTTCTCCCTTCCGGCCTACAAGAAGGTCGGCGGTGTTGAAAAGGTCGTGGAAGCGCCGGTTTCCCTGCTTCAGGACATCGCCCTGGATAGCGTGAATGAAGCTACCGAGAACGCTAAGGCGGCCACCGGCGAAGCCCTGCAGGCCGCCGCCGGTGCCAATGCCGCAAAGGAAAAGGCCACGGAGGCGGCCGACACGGCCAACGCCGTAAAAGAAGCCACCCTTCTTGCAAAAACTGAAACCCTTGAAGCCACCCGGAAGGCCAACGAGGCCACAGGAAAGGCCACGGCCGCCACCGCTACCGCCCAGGCTCAGGCTGACCGTGCTAAAGAACTGGCGGATCATCCTACCATGATGGGGGAGAACGGGAACTGGTGGAAGTGGGACGCTACCCAGAAGAAGTACGTCGATACGGGTGTCCTGGCCAAAGGCGGGGTTCTGTATCCCACTTTCTACATTGATCCGGACACGATGGAACTGATAATGAACTATCAGGATGAAATCGTGGCGGGCATGTTCAATATTGACAACGAAGGAAATTTAACTTTTAACCCGAAATAGAAATGGCAGAAGGAAACAAAATATTAGGGAAGGTCGCCTTCGTGGATAAAGGTGCCTATAATGCTGGCGCCCGTTACGACCTTTTCAATTTCGTAACGACTGAAGACAGTTGTTACCTGTCCCTAAAGGACGGCAATACCGGTCACCCGGTAACAGACACGGACTGGTGGAAGTGCCTGGCCAACGGCAAGCCGGCCACCGAAGCGGCAAAGAAAGCCCTGGCGGAAGCCACCCGGGCGGGTAATGCGGCCGACAACCTTTACGGCGCCGCACAATCGGCCAACGAAGCGGCCGTACGAGCGGGCAACGCCGCCAATGATGCCGATACAGCTAAAACGGAAGCCCGTCAGGCTGCCGGGCGTGCTGATACGATAACCGGTGAAGCCAGCCGGAAAATCGTTGAAATGGACGCTTTGTCTAAAGCTGTCGCCGGCTATATCAATGCCGCCCCGGTCCGTATGCAGGTATCTGTTCCAGTATCAATCAGCACAAAGAACAAAGTCCGTCAGAAGATCGGTATAACGTTCTTCCCGTCGTATTGTTTGAAAAATGCCCTGTATCAAAAAATATCGGGCAGTTCAGCCGACGCCGACCCGTCCGGAAACCTGACGGTCAACGGTACCGGAAAAAGTTCTTTCCATGTGATTCCGACGCAAAACACGGAATTGTGGCAGAAGGTCGACGTTACCGTCCGTTCCCCGCTGATCCGTTTGAGTAATGGTAAAATGCGCCTGAACGGCAGTAAAATAAGAATTGTCTAACTTTTTAAAATATGAAATTATGGCTTTTACAAGCGATCAGGAAACAAAAATTCTTGCAATGCTTTCCGCTTTTGAAGGCGGCCAGCAAGTAGATGATCTTCCCCTGGCTACCGATACCGTCCAGGACAAAAAGATCGAAGTATTCGACGACATTACGGGCGCTTCCGGCAGGATGGATTTACGCCAGGCCGTCCGTATGTCAAGCGCCCCGTCGTGCGGGCGTGTGTGGAACCTGGGCAACTCAACGCCTAAAGCCCAGGGCTGGTTCGGCAGCCTTGAACTGTTGCGCAACCTTCCCGAAACTCTCGGCCTGGGCTGCTACCTGGTAAAGAATGACCACAGCCGCCGTAAACTTGACCCGACAAACCATTACCGCTTCGCCAATGGTGAGACTGCGAAACTTGACGGCAGCATGGGACACTACCAGTGGGGATGGGGAAAGAAATTCTATCTTGCCATTTACCGGATCGGCAACCTTTTATATAAGGAAGTGTCCCTGGCACCTATTCCCGGCCAATATAACTATGTTATTCCGGTTGCGAGTATGTCGGCGCATGGGTTTGCCGCCCTTGACCGTACCACCGGCACTTTGGCAAGTTATGTCAATGACGACGTGAATTACCGGGGTGGTGACAGCACGGACTGGGACGGGACATACAGGACTTTGATAGGCCGGGCTGCAACCAATAAAAACACGGAATACTGGCGGACGGCTGCACGCAAAAACGGTTCCGGCTGGCTTTGCTGCACAATGCGCCATACTTCTGTTGTAAAAATCCTGTTTGAAATCATTTTCGGCACCCAGGACATGCAAGCCGGTTATAACGCAAATAAAGACGCTGACGGCTTATTCCAGGGGGGACTGGGTTCAGGTGTTACCAATATGCCCGACTGGAACGGTTATAACGGCTACCGCCCTTTCCTTCCCACCAGTGTGGGGATTGAGCTTGGCGACTCTTGCGGTGTCTCGACCTATAATGTCCTGAAGGCTGACGGCAGTACCCATTACGCCGCCCCCGTACCCGTATTCTTCGGTTTGAAAAACCCGTTCGGCTATCTTTGGCGGCAAATGGACGACGAATTCGTCCGCTGCAATGCCGACACTTCCGTAACGCATCTCGTTGCGCCTTCCATTTACGGAACTTGGACAATCGGGAATGAAACCGGTATGACGGCTTATTCCACATCCCCAACCAAAGGAGAGGGTTACATAAAAACGTTAAGCTATGACAATTTAGAGAATTTTCCGACGCAAACCGGCGGATCAGCTTCAACCTATCACTGCGACTATTTCTGGAACAACAGCAACGCCACTTCCGGCTTCCGTCTGTGTCTCCGTGGTTGTCATGCGAACTATGGGGCGCGCTCGGGTCCTGCCGCGTTGGCTGTGGGCACTGCTGTTTCGGGTGCCGGCGTGCACTGGGGTTCGCCTCTCTGCGAAGCAGAAGAGGATTGGCCGGTGGCCTGAAGGGTCCGTAGGGGTGCAGAAGGATACATCGGGGTTCGTTAGTGAGCAAAAGCACCCGTGACCGTCAGGTCACCCCTATACAGACAGCCGCGAAGCGGCTCGAAAAATTTTTCGTTCTTTGACTTTTTTCCATATTTGTATTTTTGATGGTGCGGGATTTTTCTATATTTGCATCCTGAAAAGGTTGCCTTTGCCTGAGCCTTTAGTTTCCGGCTTCCGTCTGTGTCTCCGTGGTTGTAATGCGAACAATGGGGCGCAATCGGGTCCTGCCGCGTTGAATGTGAACAATGCTGTCTCGGATGCCAACGTGAACTGGGGTTCGCCTCTCAACTATTTCTGAAAGAAAGATATTTTTTATAGGGAAAGGAACCCCGCCTCATGGCGAAAAATAAACTAAAAACGGAGGTGTCAGTAGACTGGGTAAATATCCAGGCCGACCACAACGACGTTAAAGAAAAAGCAGACAAGACACTGCCTTTAGACACCGTTTAATGAGACACTGAAAATGAAACGTAAAGGATACATCTCGCCGCATATTGAGACAAAGCGGAATTTTGAACTTGCATTTGACGGTTTTTCGGAGCACAAGAAAGCCCGGATCACCGTTCGCAAGTTTGAAGAAGACCTGGACGGCAACCTTGCCGCACTATTAGAAGCCTACCTGACCGAAAACTGGCGTACTTCCCCCTATACGGATAAACGGATATTCGACCGGAAAAACCGGACCGTTAGCAAACTGCCTATTCAGGATCACGTTATACAATGGGCGTCTTGCTTACACGTGGAACCGTTGTTGTGTAATTCCTTCATCCGTAATTCCTGTTCATGCGTCAAGGGAAGAGGGACACATGATTTTGTGAACCTGCTCCGTAAAGACCTGAATTCAAGTTACGAGGACACTTATTATTTCGTCCAGCTTGACGTTCATCACTTTTTCCCTAATATCAATCATGAACTGATGAAAGAAAGCCTGCGGGTAAAGATTAAAGATGCTAAATTGCTTCGGTTCCTGGACGAATTTATAGACAGCTATCCATCAGGGTTACCGTTGGGGGTAAAAATATCCCAAATATTAGCGAATTATTTCCTTGCATCCTTCGACCGGTTGGCTATAAGAATATTTGATATACTGGATGATCCCGATAAATACGCTTATTGGTGCGGAAGGTATGTTTCGCATTATATCTATATTGCCGGCAGGGACAACGAGGCCGAACTTTGCAAAGGCGCTTCATACCTGAAATCAAAGTTCAGGAAGTACGTTAAACAAGGGCTGAAGCACTATTTCCGTTTTGCCGATAACATCGTTATTCTGCATAAGGATAAGGCTTTCTTACACCTGATTACTGAAATAGCAATAATGATACTTGCACGTGATTATCTATTGCCTGTAAACAAGAACTGGAACGTCCGCCCCGTCCATAATGGCGGTATTGATGTTTGCGGCTATGTTTCTTTCCATGACTGTAGAAGATTACGCAAAAGAAATAAGAAAGACTTATGCCGGCAGGTTGCCAAATTGAGAAAGAAAGGGCTTTCACCCGAAGAAATCCGGCTGAAGTGCGCTTCACGCATAGGTTTTGCGCTTCACGCAAACAGTAGGAATTTACTTAGAAAATTAAATATAAATATGGAAAAAAGACTCGGAGCGGTAATAAAGAACCGCAAAGTTCAGATACCCTTTAAAGGTATGAGGTTCGATCAGAAAAAGGCTTTTGCCGATCTTGTGTGTAAAGAAGGCCAGGAAGAACAGGACTATAAAATCCTGTTGATAGATTACACGGTAGAAGACAGCAAGGTCGAGAAGGAAGACGTAATAGTGACCGTTGACGATGGTAACGGCGGAACAAAGCAGGAAAAGCAGACACGGCCGAAAAAATGCCTTGTGATCCGTTATAAGCGAATACTGGAAACTATTATAGAACCGACTGAAGACGACGAAGAAAACGAAACCTACATATTCGAGAAGGCTAAAAACAAGGATGGCAGCGAAACGGACAAAGACGCCGAATTCTATTCATTTACCGGCAGTACGGTAATGCTGGAACAAGCCCTGTCAGACTTCCAAAAGGAAGATTTGCCCTGTCCGACTGTCATAAAAGAGTTTACTAATAAAATGAACAAGAAATTTTATAAATTCACATGATTATGAAAGCGACATATTTAGATAGAAAGAAATATGAAAAGTACGACGATAAGCATTTTATCGTTTACTTGAATGAAGAAGTTATTCCGGACTATGTGTCGGAAGTGATGGAAGGGCGGGAAGTGCCGGAACCTTGCATGGCTTATTCTTATGAAGGATCAGAAAAGGACGGCGGCACGATCATTGAAGCGACGTCCGCCCTGTATGATGATTTTGTGGCCGGTCTTGTCCGGCTGAAGTATTCACAGAACCAGGTGGAAGCCGTCATTCTGAACCAGGGAGACGGGAACGACGTCCATTTAGCGGAATATAACGCTTTGCAGTTGTACAGGAAAGAATGTAAATCCATTGCGGCCGAACTTTTGGCAAGAGAATAAACCTTACCGGGGGTGAATAGAAAAAAGCCCCCGGCCGTTAGTAAAAAGACGCCAATCACTTACTAACAAAATGCGACGCAGCGCACAGCCGGGGGCAAATACCCTCTGCTGCGCTGCGTCGTTTTTATTATAAGTGATTGGCTCTACAAAGATAGTGTATTTTGCTGAACCCTAAAAAGAATATCCGATAAAATGAAATTATATGAATTGCTGGACTTCAACAAAGAACTGTTGAAAAGGCTTTGTTCTGCCGGTATCAAACCGGAAGACTACAAGTATGCCGACCTGTTTGCCGATTACGAACGTTTGAACCGGGAAGGCGAAAAGAAGACCTATATCGTTGCGATGCTTGCCGATAAATACGGTATCAGTGAACGGAAAGTTTATTCAGTAATCAACCATTTAAGCCAGGAACTTGACTACTGCAAAAGCCGTGCAGTGGGATAAAGCCCGGAAATTATGCTGTTTACGCCGGACTGACGACCTTTGCCCCGTAATCAATAAAAAAACGAATATGGGAAATTTTACCTACAAAGAACAGTACGGCGTAATTGTGATATGCCAAAGTGAAGAAGATCAGCAAGCCACTTACGACTGGCTGCGTAAAAACGGGTTGAACGTAAAAGTAGTGACGGTATGAAAATTGAAATTAAGCATCGCTGCAACGATTTCGATAGTTATCGTTCGGCCAGGGTTAAAAGCCTGTTTAACGCTGAAAACGCCTACAACTGGGAAAAGGTTGTGGACTTGCCTATCGAGGGGAAAGACTGGAAGATCGGCCTGGTTGTCGGTGCGTCCGGAAGCGGTAAGACCAGCATCGGAAACCGTATCTTTTCAGAACCTATTCACGACCTTTATGCCGGTTGGGATAACAGTAAGCCGATTGTTGACTGCATAGCCCCGAATGGCGACTTCAACACCGTAACCGGCGCCCTTTCTGCCGTTGGGCTGGGCGATGTTCCGGCGTGGCTTCGTCCTTTCAATGTGTTATCAAACGGCGAAAAGTTCCGTGCCGGCCTTGCCCGCCTGGTATGTGAACGCCCGGAACGTGTCGTTATCGACGAATTTACGTCTGTTATTGACCGGCAGATCGCAAAGGTAGGGGCGGCCGCTTTCGCTAAAACATGGCGCAAGGGTTCCGGCCAGGTCGTGCTTTTATCCTGTCACTTTGATATTATTGAATGGCTACAACCCGACTGGGTGTACAATACGGACGAGGCACGCTTTTACGAGCGTGACTGTCTTCGGCAAAGACCGGAACTCACCCTTCAAATATATAAAGTCCGGGGAACTGTATTCTCACGACTCTTTAAGCGGCATTATTATTTAGATTTGCCCCTTCCGGTGGCCGCTGAATACTTCGTCGGTGTTATCGACGGCGAACCGGTTTGCCATGTGGCCGTTGCACCGCTGTTTACTGCCAACGCTTACCGGGCTACCCGCCTGGTGGTAATGCCTGAATGGCAGGGTATCGGTGTCGGTACTAAGTTCCTGGCCGCCGTATGTGAATACCATTTGCAAGGTAACGGTCGGTGTGGGCACAAGTTCCACACGTTCTTCCACACGTCACACCCGCAACTTTGCGGGGCGCTTCGGCACTCTAAAAGGTGGGTACAGACAGCGGCCAGCCTTTACGGTGACAACAAAAAACGGTGTATGAACTCTATGACCCGGTCACGCAAGAAACAAGGAAATAAAAAGGTTACGACTGGCGGCTACGGCGGCCATTTTAGAGCCGTACAGGCGTTTAAATACATAGGAGAGTAA